ATTTGAACGTGGAATTGTTTTCTTAAATGGAGCATTGTCAGCTACTTATAATGAAGCAGTTTCAATGCAGTATGGTATGCGTTTAGCATGGTACACATCAAATGGTTTGCAGTCGTATTTAAAAGGTGATGGTGCTGTATTTAGTGCTGCAAGTGACACAGCAGGCTCTGGAAATCAGTTTGACTTTTATAGAAAACATGCAAATTATACTGATGCAACAGTTAGCACAGATGAAATTTTGCGTATAAATGGTTATGCGTATACAGGTTCTGCAAATTATTTGGGAGCTTATATTCAGTTTTTACAAAGAAGTGCATTTTCTGGAAGTAATGCTAGATTTTCAGTGGATTTGTCTGCTAAAAATGCAGCAGGAACTGATGTGATTGTGACTCTGAATGGGCTAGCTGATAATAGTTTTCATCCGTTTGCAACTAATATACTTGAATTAGGTTCTGCTACTTATTTGTGGAAGTCTGTTGCTGCTGGATTTGTAATTGTAACAGATGGAATTACTGCTCCTGGTGCTACAGCAGGTGTAGCAAAACTTTATGTCGACACAGCAGACGGTGATTTAAAAGTCATCTTTGGTGATGGAACTATAAAGACAATAGTTGTTGATACGTAAGAAAGGACAACAAATGAACATCGACTTTAGCAAAGAAATTTACGTAGAAGATAAGCCTGTTGAGATTATCAAAGGAAAAGTTGCAACTTTGGGAAGTCTATGCAGACAGGCGTTGAACGCCCCAGTTGAAGGCAAAAAGCTCACTATTGAAGAAATGGTTAAACGTGGTAACCTTGCCATGAAGATTGGAAAAGAAATTCCATGTGACCTTTCTCCTGAAGATGTTGTGATAATTCGAAATTGTTTAGTAAATGCTTTCACTCACGCAGAATTGGTTGCAACTCTTTATACCTCTTTGGAGGAATAATGGCTGATCTTGCAAGACCCGGTGATCCATATATCACTCCTCGTGGTGAAATGGTTGTAAAGAATGAGAAGGACCTCGACACGATAACACGTGTCGAGAACTTTGCTCCTGTTCTTCGAAAGATGACAATTAACAATAGAAGGAGTATTGCTGATCTCCCATGTACAGATGTTGGTGAACAAACAGCTATTAATGCTATCATGATTTATCAACTTCTTGGGCTTACACCTATTGAAATAGGCGGAGCGTTGAAACTTCCTGTTGCTGTTATTCAAGATATTCAGCATGGAAGTGATTACCAGAACACATTTGAAGAAGTTTTCAACGAACTAATTAATACTCATTCACATAGTATCAAAGCTAAAGTGGCCGCCTTTGCTACAACTGCTGTAGACAATATGATTACACTTGCCAGTAAGGCGAAGAATGAAAATGCTCGTGTGAAGGCAAATCAGGATTTGCTAGATAGAGCAGGTTTCTCTTCTGAAGTCATGCATGGTGGAAATCATAGTGATGAAGGTGATGCTTTGAAGATTGTCATTGAAGATAGTGGTGGAACTTCTACTAGAGTTGAGGTTGATCTCAGCAAAGTGAGGAAAAGATGACACTTCTTGTAAATGGCAGCGGCTACTTGTTGTTTAAAGGAAAGTATGCAGAACTTCCTGAAGCGGACTGGCAAATTATTTGGGATGAAACAACAAAACAACCTGTTTTAGACGGTGATAATCGTCCTATTTTTGGTGTGTTGGATCACCCTGAATACGGTTTGTATGCTCTTGATCCATTTCAGGATACTGCTACAAGAATTGTAGGCCATTAATGCCAACATACAGAATGAAACCAAACGGCATTCATCAGAAGTTTGCTGATTTGAAAACAAAGATACAAATGCTAGGCGGTGGTTTTGGTAATGGCAAAACCGCCGCTTCTTGTGTGAAAGCAATTCGACTTGCTTTGGACTATCCGGGAAGTAACGGCCTCATTGCTCGTGAAACTTATCCGAAGCTGAATGATACTATTCGGAAGGAATTTTTCAAGTGGTGTCCGCAGAGTTTGATTAAGCGGATGCCAACGAAAGATGATAATACTTTATATCTTAAGAATGGGAGTATTATTAACTTTCGTTATATTGCTCAGCGAGGAAAGCAGACAGTAGATGGTCAAACAACTTCTAACCTCCTCTCTGCAACGTATGATTGGGTTGTAGTAGACCAGATAGAAGACCCCGGTATTACATACAAAGACTTTCTCGATCTTCTTGGTCGTTTGCGTGGTTCTGCTCCATATAAGGGAACGGACCCTACAATGCCGCTTACAGGGCCACGTTGGCTTGTCATTACTTGTAACCCAACTGCAAATTGGGTGTATAAGAAGATAGTGAAGCCGTATCATCGCTACCTTGCTACAGGGCTTGTAGACGATGATTTGATCCACGATCCGAATACTCTTGAACCTCTTATCACTATTCTCGAAGGTGCTACTTACGAGAATGAAGGCAATGTTGATCCTGACTTTATTCGTATGCTTGAAGCTACATACAAAGGGCAGATGAAAGACCGCTTTCTTCTTGGCAAGTGGGCAGCATATGAAGGCTTAGTGTATCCAGAGTATAGTTCTGAAACGCATGTCCTACCTCATGGTAAGCTACTTCATATGCTTGAAGAGGCAAAGGATAATCATGAAAAGTTTCATGCTGTGGAGGGTTTTGATCTTGGCCTTGTTTCGCCTTCTTGCTATCTTCTCGGATTTGCTGACGATATTGGTCGTTTGTTTATACTTGACGGTATTTACAAGCCCACGCCTCGCATTGAGGATGCTGCTATGGCCATACTCACACTACGAGAAAAATATTACGACGTTTTGGATTTCTCTGATCCTATCTGGTGTGATCCTGCTATATTCCGCCGTACGGTTGTGAATGGTACAGGTAAGTCTACAGACACTGTAGCAAAGATACTAACTCATGATTATGAGTTAGAACTTCGTCCCGGCCAGAACGACATCACCAGTGGTGTAATGAAGGTTACTGAATATTTATCACTAGTTGAAGGACTTCATTTTGAAGAGAAAGAAACACCGGGGGCACTTCTTTACTTCAGTGATAAGTTAACCTTCATTGATGATGAATTTGTGTCATACTTTTGGGATACGAATACAGACGGTGAAAGAATGGACAAACCAAAGGATGGCAATGACCATGCGATGGATGCATTAAAATATATGTTGTCAAGGTTGCCAGAAGCAAGTAAGCTTCACTACAGAATTCCACCGAAATCAGCGGAGTACATTACTCAATGGCACGAACCTCGCTAGAAGAAGACATCGTTGATGTCATCGATCCTGATATTGCTACAGAGGCTGTAGAGGAAGAAGCTGCTGGTTTTAAGATGGCAGCAGGCATGTCATTTCCAGTTCCGAAGAAGTTCGGGATGATGTGGAAGAAGCGTATTGATGACGCTTTGAAAGTTTACGAAATGGAACATTCTCTTTGGGATGATGTGTTCCGTCGTTATCGTGAAACAGGAACTTCTGATACGCTGAAGGATACGATTGCAAACGATTATAAGTATCGTATGCAGCAATCCACAGATGAAAACCTGATCCGTATCAATATCAGAACGATCATGCGTTCTACGTATATGCGTAATCCACATCTTGAATTTACGAGTGTGGATACTGAAGAAGACCCACTCGTAGAAGTTCTTCAGCGAGCAGCAGACTTCTTATTGAACAAGAAGACGTTTCCCGGCTTGGATATGAAAACCAAAGCTAGACGTTGGATACTTCATGCTCAGTTGACAAATCATGGTGTTGTGAGGTTGGACTTCCAAGATAAGCAAGGTTCACTTGATGACGCTTTGGAACAGTTGAACGATCTCGAAGGGAAACTGAAAGACAGCAAAGATATCGAAGAAATTCAGAAGGCGACTGCCGAACTACAGGCCTTGTATGAAACCATGCCTCTCCTCGAAAGGCGTGGTTTTCGTTTGACTAATGTTTTGCCGCATAAAGTTGTTGTCGATCCAGATTGTACTTCAATCGAGCTTGAAGATGCAGGCTGGCTTGCTGAGTTCTTTGACTTGGATGAAGACTATATCTGTGCTCGTTACTATGAAGAAAGCGAAGAGGATGAAACAGTCATTCGTCTTTCTGATGGGAAGGACGTAGATAAGCCAGTTGCTACGGAAAGAAGTGATACAGAAGACTCAATCATTCGACTTGTCACTAATGATGAAACAGATGAAAGACGGCGTTATCGTAAGAAGAATACTGTCGAATGTTGCATGATCTACGACAGGACTACTCGTCGTAAGTATCTCTTTAGGACTGACGATTGGAAAACTCCTCTTTGGTCATTTGAAGATGACTTGAAGCTTAGTCGTTTCTTTCAACATTTCTTCATGTCTTTCACTGAAACCATTGATAGTATCATTCAGCCCGGTGAAGCGAGTTATATTACAGGACATGTAGACGCCATCAATAAGATAAACCGCAAGGCAGACCAGATACGGAATGCTGCTTTCGGAGCTTTGATCTATAACAAAAGTAAAGTTGATGAAGAAGACGTAAAAATCCTCGTTCAGCATTTGAACAATCCTACAGAGTTCAAGGCAATTGGCCTCAAAGGAAAGAACCTTGCTGATAATGAAAAGCTGAAGGACGTTGTAGAAGCATTTGTTCCTCCTGCGTTTGATTATCAAGCACTCTTCAATTCAACTGCTCTGCGTAATACTGTGGATAGGAACTTCTCTATTTCCATGGTGGATACAGGGCAGCAGTTCACTGCAAATACTACGAATGATGCAGTACAGTATTATCAAGAAAGTCAGAATAGGTCCAACCAACAGCTAGTTGATAGTATTGAAGACAGTGTTGAAAGTCTTGGTTGGAGTTTGTCTGAGTTGATTGTATCTAAACTTAGCAAAGAAGAAATTGCTGAGTTACTTGGTCAAAAGTGGGCAGAACAGTTCACTCCTATGACCGTTGACGAGTTCAATAGAAAGTTCCGGATGGTTGTTGCTTCCGGTTCTATTGAAAAGCCGGACACTGAGTTTAAGAAGAAAGAAGCTGTACAAGTTGCTCAGGCAATTGGTCAGTTTGCTCAGTCTGCTCCTGCTACCGCCCTTCGCGTTGTCATGTCTATGTTTGAAAGAGCATTTAGCATCTTCAGCGTGAGAAAAGATGATTGGGATATGCTGAAGCAAGAAGCCGCAGCTAACCTCCAGAAAGGAATAAGTACCAATGGCCCGACAGCCCCTCAGAAATGAAGACCTTCACGCAGATATTCTCAGCGGAATGGGTGTTGAAGAAGACGAAGATACAAATCTTGATGTTGATCCTGATGATGATGACTTGTCTGGAGATACTGATAGTGGTGACAATGATAATGATAATGACACTACAGACCCTGTAGACGACAACGACGAAGAGCTAACTCAGCGTTATCAGGAAGACCCGAAAACACGGAACCTTGTTGATAAGTCTGGTAAGGTTGTTGCAAAAGCAGGGCAGGAGCGGACAGTTCTAGAAAGAACTAAGAAGGCTCTTACTGAAAAGGCAGAAGCGGTTACTGTACTCACTAATCGACTTCGGCAGGTAGCAGCAGCAGGTACAGAAGTCCTTAACAAGTACAAGGAGCTTCAGCAGGAAAGTAATTATCATAAGACAATTGGTCTCTCTAAGGAACAGTCAAAGGAAGCACAAGACTTGTATGCCCGCTTCAACACTGATCCGAAGGGAGCTTTGAAACATATTATGACGAAGATGCATCTTAACGGTGTTGACTTGTCAGATATTGGTGTTTCCACTCCACTTGATGCAAAGGCTATTGCAGATCAAGCAATTTCTGAATACGCTACACGTAATAAGCCGGTACAGAAGACACCGGAAGAAAATGCCAAAGAAGAAGCGATGTCATTTCTAAACAGGCATCCAGATGCGGCTTCACAGACTGAAATCATTGCACAAGCGAAGCAACGATATCCGCACCTGTCTTTGGATACTATTTGGTTTAAGCTATCAATACATAATGCATTGCATAAGATAGCTCGTGAACAAGGGCTCGATCCACGAAAAGGAAAGCTGCCCGAGAAAAGACCAGACGCAAGAAACCGTCCTGTGGCTCGTAACTCCGTAGATCATTCAGGCAAGAGGAAGGCTCTCGACCTTAACCCGCGTGATCATAAACAATCATTTGAGGATATCGGCAAAGAACTCCTTCGCGATATTCGAGCTTTGGAACAATAAAACATGGCAACTCCTGAAACAATTCTCCACGCAATGGCAAATCGTAGCCGTAAGAAGCTTATTCTTGCTGCTACGCTTTCTGGTGGCATCTACACGTACCTTGCTGCGTCTGGCAAGATTAAAATGGAAGACGGCGGACCGGAAATTGAGAACCCAATCATCACTGGTTCCAATCCTAACGTTACCAATGCGACGTATTATGATACAGTACCTGTAGACCAGACTAATGAATTCGACACCGTACTGTATAACATGACGCGTCTTGTTGGTACAGTTATCATGTCTGAACAGGAACAGGATGAAAACCAAGGTGATGCTGTCATCATCAAAATTCTGGAAGGCAAGCTCAAGGCTCTTGAACACGCCATCAAGAAGAAGCAGCGTACAGATGCAGCCAGCCTGAATACTGGTTCGAAGCCGAATGGTCTCTATAACCTTCTGCCTTCTGATCCTACTACAGGCACTGTAGGCGGTATCAACCTTGCTAACGAAATCCTCTTCCGTCCTTCTGCGTATGACTTCAACTCTGGTCTGGATGAAAATAACATCGAAGAAGCATTCGATGATATCCTTCTTGACCTTACGCATGATGATGAAAGCCCGAACGTTATCTTCGTTGGCCGTAACATCTTCCGTATGCACCGTGCTGCTGCTCGTGACAAGACGCAGATTGCTCTCTCCGAAACTGGCTTTGGCAAGAAGCTGATCAATCTCGGAATTAAGGGTACGACGCATCAGGGTATTCCGTTGATCTATGACGAAATGCTTGATCCGAATGACGCATTTATGCTGAATGATGAGTATATCTCACTTCACGTTCTCAAGTCTGCGAACATGAAAATGAAGAACCTCACTGCTCCGTGGAATGTTGACGCGATCGGTCGTCGTTATATCATGGAATATCAGCTTTGCTCGTGGAAGAACTATCGTACCCACGCGTACATCACTAACTGAGGTTTGAAAATGGCAGTAACGAATGATCTGAAAGGGGCTCGGCTAGAGTTTGTATGCCGTCCCATTAAGGGCAACAGGAAGAGGAATGTTACCTCTTTCGATGCAGAGAAGAAGAAGCTTGTTACTACAGAGGTTGTAGAAAAGGGAGGTGGCTATATGCTTTACCTTCCTACTGG